TATTACGGCACCGGCATCATGCTGGCCCGCGTATAGTTGAGCGCGAACAAGCCGCCGCCCGCCGTAATATACAGCATCATCGCGTCCCATTGCTTGAGGAGATAGAAATATCCCCGGTTGTAGCCCGGATTGACCAGCGGATCATTCGACGGGTTGATGAACTCGCCCGGCGCCGGACAGATCACCATTGGTCCGGTACCCGCGTCCACCTTCATGAACCAGACGACGCAGGAGAGATAATCGCCGCCGTTGGCATTCGTTCCGGCCGGCGCCGGTGGGCACCAATTCGCCGTTGGATCGAGCGAGACCTGAATATTTCCGCCGGCGAGCGTCACATTGCCGTAAACGATCTCGCGATGGCTGCGCGGCGTACACTGGAAGGCCGGCACGGCAATGGTGCGCTGCGAGCGCGGCACGTTGGTGTGGTGCGTCAGCTCGGCGAGGCTCCAGTCGCCGACGCCGTCGCAGGTCAACTCGACGACATCCTGCGGCATCGGGCAGATGATGCCGTAGGGGTGGGTTGCGCCGTAGAAGCGGTTGAGCCGATCGGTGCCCTGGACGCGGAACGCCATGACGAAGGCGAAATCATCGCTCTTGCGGAAACGGCAGCGCCAGCCGGCCGGCAGCGTGCTGGCCGGCGGAAGTGCCACATTGGCATCGCCATTCTCGCAGTCGAGCCAGATTTCCGCGCCGTCCCAGCCCGCGACGACGCTGATGACCGCCGGCATCGTCAATTTGATGAGAGGAACGGTCATTTGGCGTGCTCCTTATGCTTGGCGGCCATAGCAGACGAGCGAGAACGCGGCGTCCGCGCCTACGCCATTAGTTGAATTGTAGACCTGGACGATGCAGCTTCCGGCAGCCCGCCCGCCGGGGACCGTTGAAATCGCATTCGCCGTGCCAGCCGCAACTTCAAGACCGGGAACCGCCGCATAGTTGGCGGTCGCGAATCCGGTCGTGAAGTTCACCGTATAATTGCCAGCCGAGTTCCTCGTCACGCTGGCGATGTTGTAGGATGCCTGAATGACGCCGCTGGAGTTGGCGAATAGCCAAGCCTTCGCCGCACTGTCGCTGTCATTCACCCGCGCTGGCGTGACGATGGTCGCGTTGTCGGTTCCGGTTTGCATCGTCGCCTTGGTGGCGACAGCTGCCGGGAACGTCGGATTGAGCAGCTCCCATCTGGTATTCGCCAGATTGTAGACGAGGTCGATCTGGGCGAGATTGCCGGCGATGTCGCCGGCGACAAGCGCCGTACCGCCCTTCTTGACGATGGTACGCGCGGTGCCGCCATTGATCGCCAGCGTCGGCGTCGTGGTGGCGTTCGCGGCGATAGCCCTGATCCTGATCGCCATGCCGTCGACGAGGGTCGATGGCGCGGTCGGAATGTTGGTATAGGTCACCGTCAGCGCATCGGCCGTGCCGCCGGCGACCGTCGAGACGCAAAGCGCCTCAAATAAACATGCCAACGCCGCGCGCGCGCAATCGTTAACGTTGCTGGGTAGCATCCCTTCTGGCCATCCCTGAGGCACAGCTTGGTTATTTGAAGCTGGCGTAGCTGACCAATCCCAGGCCGAAAAAGTCATTACCGACTACCTCTTCTGTGCGCTTGACGACGCGCGCCGCGATGCAGGATGGTGAAGCATGATTTGGGCCGATAGAATCACCATCGCGCTGACCGGCTGTTTCGTCGTTTTCATCGCCGCACTTTCGGGCGGACCGAACTCGCATTCAGTCCCGATCGAGGGGCTGGTCGGCGACTTTTTGAAGGTCGCCATGATAATATGGATACCGCTGCGGCTCATTGATTTTGCCGTCGGCGGTCCCTGGGAGCGGCGCCGGACCAGACAGCTTCGAGAGCGGATAGCACGCGCCAGTCCCTACGGCGACGGGAACGAGTAGGCATCGAGAAGACCTTGCGGGTTGCTCAACAGCGAGCCCCGCACCCCAGCGCCGGCACCCATGTCCCAAAGATTCGGAAGCATCGGTACAGGACGCTGCTGAAACAGCGGCGAGCGCCGGCGCATCATCTCGTCGAGCCCTCTCATCTGGCGGCCGACCAACGAGTTGTAGGCCGAGCGGGTGCCAGTACCGAGTCCTGTCGCCGCTCCGGCGCCAATAGCGGCGCCCTCCATTCCGCCGCCCATGGCCGAGCCGATCGCACCGCCAAGACTGGCAATTGCCGTTTGCCCCAGGCCACCGCCGCCGCCGAGCATGTTGCCGACACGGCGCAACGTATTCGAAGTCGCCGTACCGTTGACGACCTGCCGCATGGCGTCTAGCTCCTCCGCCGAGAAGCCTCGACTTTGCTTGTCATTGAGGAGGAGAGAGGCAAGCCGCTGCCGCAAGGTATTTCCGGTGTTCTGGCCGGAATTCGCGGCGGAGGCTCGCAGGTCGGCAGCCTCCTCGACGCCGCTGACGCGATCGGATCGGAACATGGCGGCTGAGTTGGCCCTGGCTTCCCTGATGAGCCTAGCCGCCGCGGTGAGAGGGTTTTCAGCCACCCCAGCAGCCCCGGTCCCGTTCGCGCCGCCCGCCCCGGCGGCGGCAGAGGGGACAGGTAGAGTCGAGCCAGGGCCAGGGGAAATAGAAGCGGCGCCAGCACCAGCATCCTCAATATGCTGATCGATCCGAGCAATGATTCTTCGGGCGGCTTCCTGCTCGGTTGGATTGCCGAAATTGCCGGCGATGCGGCCGAGCGACTTTCGGACGGCATCGAGGCTGCCGATGTTGACGGTCGATCCCGGCGGCGGATTGGAGAGACGGCCGAGGACGGCAAAGGTCTGGGGCGCAAGCTCGGAAAGGATGCCATCGGACTCAAGCTCATGTTGCGCCGTCTGGGCAAGATTGCCAATGTCGGCGCCGGGATATTCCGCGCCGGTTTGGCGTGCTGCATCGTAACCGGCACTCGCCGCGGTCTTCAGCTCGGCAGCGGTCGGAACGGGTGCCTGTCCGCGGCGCTCCGACATCAGCGCCCCAGGAACGGCGCGAGCGCCCGCCCGCATCGCCGGCGACATCGGCGAGAACATGGTTGCGAAGTCGAAGGCACGCTTCTGTCCCTCCGGACTCGCGGGGTCGAGGCGGCCAGCGTAGGCATCGCCCGGCGCCGTGAAGGCATCTAGAGCCGCGCCGGTCAAGCCGGCATGGATGTCAAAATGAACGCCGCCTTGCGGGTCCTCGCTGAACGGCAGGACGCTGAACGGCGTGCTTTGTTGCGGAATGCCATGCTGCTTCACGAGATCGGCGTCGCTCAACCCCGAGCCAGGATTAGGAATATCATGTGCCGCGATCAGGTCGCTGTCACTGAGCGGGGGCATTTTTCAACCATCCCTTCGCGCCCCATGTGTAGCTTTCGCCGCTCGGCGCGGTCCATTGGGTTTTTCCGACCTCGCGCGAGGACATGGGCGGCAGTTGATCGGGAACCTTCATGCCCTTGAAGGTGGGCAACTCCTTATTGGCGTAATCGATGAATTTCTCGAGCGGATTCTTCCTCAGATAGCTGCTTTGGAATTGATTCGCATCGAGCCAATTCCCCTGCTGGCCAGGACCATGATAGTCATCGATCATGTTGCCGGTCTGGTAGGCGCCGCCGAGAAGCTGCGTCATGCCCTCGCGCAAGGCCGCCGGCTCCATGTCCGGCGAGTAGCCATGCTCCAGGAAGGCATTGAACTCGCTGTTGAGGATGCGCCCCCCCGTGCCGGCATTGGCCGTCTTCAGGTAGGCAAGCGATTCTTGCATGCTGTTCCACAGGATCGTCTGCACGCCGGCACGATCCTTGGCGCTCATGATCTTGGCTGCCAAACCATCGAACCCCATGCCGCTGACCATTTTCGATGCGTTCGCCCTCGCCTCGCTCAAGCCGCCGGCCTCGGTCACCGCGAGGACCTTCGCCGTCGAGAGGACGCGCGCGCGCACCGTCGGGATGCTACCGCTGACCGCGTTCCAATTCTCCTCAGTCTTCGTCGATGCCGCGGACTGGCCGGAATAATCCATCTCGCCGGTCTTGAGCGTCTGATTACCGCGCGAGGATGGAACGATAGTGCCGCGCTCAGTCACAAAATCCTTGCCGGTTAGGGCCGATTGCTGCGGCGTTGCGGCGAAATCTCCGCTCGGCGGCTTCGCCCCGCCAGCAACCGGCGTCGGCAGCGGTCCGGCACCGCTTGATAGCGGCACGCCGCCGCCGCCGAGGATCGTCGGAGCGCCAGCCGCCGGCCCCATCTTGAAGCCGTGCTGCTGCTGCGCCAGCGCCGACTCGCGCGCGAGCTGCGCACCCTGTTGAATGCCGGCGAACCGGCGCGCGATATCCTCCTCGCCCGGCTGCACGCGGTATTGCCCGGTCTTCATGTCGAGGAAGCGTCCCGGAACGCCCGGCCGCTCGCCGCCAATGAACGGCTTGAGATCGGCAGCCTTGGCAAGCAATCCATCGCGCAGCGGCCCCGGCGGCAGTGAGTTGGCATACTCGACGAGACGCTGCTGATCGAGCGGGCCGGGGAACTGCTTCGAAATGATGTCCTTGCCCGAGCCGGGAAACAATATATCCATGCCATAGGCGTTTTTCACGACATTGGACGGCAAACCGCCGATCGCCCCGCCGGAAGGTGCGGCGGGAGGTGCACCAGTCGCACCAACCGCCGGTAGTTGCTGCATGGGCGGTTGCTGCATCGGCGGCATCTGGGGTTGCGCCATTGGCGGCTGTTGCATCGGCGGAGCACCGCCTGCGACAGGCCCCATATTGCCCGGCAATTGAGCGGTACCGGCCTGCATGCCAGGCGATAGTGTCGGCGGCGTGATCCAACCCGGCGCCGAGGATGGCGGCGAGGCTGGCGGTGCCGCTCCTGGTGTTGCTGTCGGCGATGCGCCAAGCTGCGGCGGAGGCTGCTCGCGGTCGGTGATGCCCTCTGGTGCCGGCGGTGGTGGCTGCGTTCCGAAATGTCCCGACATGACGTTTTTCGCCATCGGCAGGTATTTGTTCATGTCGAATGCCGGCGGCGGCTGATTTCGCAGTATCATCTGCCCGGCATCGAGCTTGTAAAGCTGCACCGCCGTATTGAGCATCTTTTCCTGCAAGCCTTGCTGCAATATCTGCTGTTGCGTTCCGGCCTGAATTCCGCTTGTAAGCCCCTGCCCAAGTCCGGCGATAGCGCCGGCGCGAAGCTGTGCACCGGATTGCGGCAGGCGCGAATAGCCGGCATAGGGCTCGATGCCCTTGGCGATGCCGGAGCCGGCGCCGAGCAGGGCGAGCACGCGCGGATCGGTCAGCATGCCCATTCCGCCCGTCGCGTTAGGATCGGACGATGAATCGCCGCCGCCAAAGAGACCGTCGAGCAGGCCAGCCATCAGAACGCCCCACCGCCGAAGAGACCGCCAAGAATGGCGCCGCCGGCAGTGCCGAAGCCCGGCATGATCATGGTGCCGAGCCCGGCGCCCGTTGCCGCGCCGCTCAATCCGCCCGCCAGATTCGATCCGCTTGCCGGCCCAAAATACGGCTGCGTCAGGGTCGATGTCCCGCCGTAGTTGCCTTGGATCATCTGGTTATACAAGCCAAGCTTGTTGTAGGGTAGCTGCTGCTGGAAGTTGAAGCGCTGAATCTGATCATTAATGCTGGCCTGCGTCTGCTGCTGCTGCTGCGCGCCGGCATCCGCCACGGCACCGATATTCTGATAGTCGGCGCCCTGCAACGATGGCGCGAGGCCTTGCGCGCGAAGCTGATTGGTCCGCTCGTCGCTATAGTTCTGATACCCGAGCGCGCCGATCGCATCGCCGAGACCGGCGGAGACACCATAGGCCGCGCCCGGCGAGTTGATCCGATTGCCCATGTTGAAGGTCGAGGTGAGCGCCGGCAGGGCCGAGGCAGTCACCTTGTCGGCCATCTGCTGGAAGTACGGATTGCCGGCGCCGAGGAAGTAGCCGCTCGATGTCAGCGCCGAGTTCTGGTCCGCCGCGTTGACCTGCGGCGTGCCGGACGTGCCTTGGGCGATCTCAGCCGCTTGCGCCTGCTGTTGCGGCGCGGTGAAGCCGGCAACCGTCGAATTCGGGAAATAGCTCGGCGAGTAGTTCTGGTTGAGGCCTTGCGCCTGGCCCATGACATCGCTGAGGAACGGCTGCTGCCCGGACCACGGATCGGCCTTCTGCACCGTCGTCGTGGTGCCTTGCGGATTGGGACTGGAGCCGCCGCCGCCGCTGGGCATGGTCAGAACTCCCTTTCAAGAAAGACGTGCGTCGAGAGCCAGCCATAGGGCTTCATCACGCGCTCCATTCCCTTGCGCGCGAGAGCCTCTCCGCCGGTGCAACCCATCGAGATCGCCCATTCCTCGATCACCGCGATGTTGCCGATCCAGCGCTCGATGTCGTCGCCGCTGGTAGCAAGAAAGCGCAACATCCGGCGGCCTGGATAGTTGATGATTTCGGTTGTCGCGATAGCGACAATCCGGCCGTCTTCGACCGCCGACCAAAGCTGAATGTCCCTGTCGCGCACCGCCTTGACAAGCTCAATGGCGCGAAACCGTCCCTTGGTGCGCGCGCACAGCCGCTCGATAAATGGCGCAATCTCACCCCAAACGTCGATGAGGTCGCTTGCCAGAACACCGCGCAGAACCGGCGGCGGCGTCTCGATGCGCTCGGCCGCGCTCATTCCGCGATCAATCCCTTGGACAGCATGTCGGCGAAGGACATGCTGCCGAGATCGCTTTGTGTTGCCATGCTACCGCCGAGAAGGCCGCTGTAGCCGGCATTGCCTGGATTGCCGCCGAACATGCTGCCGAGCATGCCGAATATCCCTGGGTTGGCATCCGAGCCGCCACCCTTGCCCATCGCGATAAGACTTTTGAGCGCTGCCATTTGCTTGGGGTCGCTCATCAAGCTCTGCATCGTCATCGGGCTGGCGCCTGCGGCACCAGTAGGCGCCGTCGGCCCCGTCATATGCGGCGTGAAAGGCTGTCCGCCGCCACCGCCACCCATACCCATCGGCAGTTGCGGGGCCGCGTTCGCCATCGGCATGCCGGGCATCTGGGCACCGCCGGGCATACCGGCCGCACCGCCGCCGTACATCCCGCTGAGAAGCCCTTGCGGCATGTATTGACCGAGAAATGGCGATATCGGCATGGCGGTCACCCCAGGATTATGGCGCGGTGCATCCGCATCATCGGTTGGTCCCTTGGAAATTCAACATTCCCGGCATTGTCTGCCACATGTCAGGATGCAGCAATCCATAGACCTGCGGCCCCAAAGAGCCACCGCCGACCGAGCCTTGCCCGCCGCCGAAATTGCCTTGAGAGCCGCTGAAAGCGCCGCCAATGCCGCTGAGACCGCCGCCACCGCCCCCAAATATTCCAGCGCCAGGACCGACATTCCCCGGCGTTCCGCCAAAGCTTACGGTACCCATCGGCGTGCTACTCAAACCAGCCCTCTCTGCTGCCATGGTGGCAACGGATTTGCCCCCCGTCGCGATGCTGGATATCGAGTTCGGAATACCAAGACCAGCCAATCCCGCCGCCATATTGCCGACAAGGCTGGCCGGCGATGGCCCGCTAAAGGAGACACCAGGTCCTGGTCCCATGGCGCCAACACCAACATCGGCAACGCCTTGGGTGCCATGCGTTCCGCCCGGTCCGCCGGTGCGATTGCCGCCGCCACCTTCCGCTTGACCGCCCTCGGCGCTTGAGTCGCTCGATCCCGTGCCGGGACCTCCCGTATCGCCGCCGCCGCCATGGCCGCCTTCGGCGCCCGGCCCCTCGCCGCCACTCTCGCTATCGAACTCCAAAAGTCCAGTGCGTGGGTTTCTGTCGCCAGCGCCGCCATGCGCCTTCAAGAGCGCCACCTCTCGCCGGTTCAGATGAGCCAGCACGGTATCGCCGCGCTTGCCCATGCGCTCCAGTAGTTTCGCCGCATGCCTAAGCTCCTGATTTGTCAATGTCATCATTGAATCACCCCAGAATTACGACGCGGTGCGTCCGATCGACGTTTGCGTTATTGGCATGCGTCACGACAGCACTTCCCTTTTTCAATGTCGATTGCGCGACATAGAGCGGCCCGACCCGGCAATCGACATCGGCATTCGCCGTCATCGGCATGAAGGTCAACTGACTGTAGTAGCCGATGCGGCTGTCGGTGATCGTCGTCGCCGCCGCGTTCGCCGTCAGCGTGACATCGAGCGTGACGTTCATCTTGCCGCCGCGAAGACTGTTGATCGCGCGCGCCAGCTTGCGGCGGTGCTCGTCGGCATCGGGTTCGAAATCGGGGACGAGGGCGAAGGTCGGCGCGGTCATTGTGCCGATGCATCTTCAATTTTAGCGCCATCCCAGTTTCGACGCGCTCTTTCAAGAGCATGCTCTTTATTCATGCCCTTGATCTCGTCGAAAAACGGCTCTTGTCCAGGGATGGTAACCTTGACCGGCTGAGAGTGTGGATAATTGCTATTGTCAAATCCGACGTTTGGGCCATTTTTGCGAAACCCCATGAGCGAATTCGGGACATTCGCGTACGGCCGCAAATTACCGACACCCAGAGATGTCGCGATTGGATCGTTAGCCATGATGTATTTTAGCCGATCAGACAGAAGCCCCATTGAGCTGGCGGTGTCCCGTGCCTTGATACTCTGAGACAAAATACCCGGTCCAGAAAGCCAATCGTTGATTTGATCGAGAAATCCACTCATCTCTCACCCACCGGCACGACATCGATATCGATGCCCTGCATCTGCGTCCACGGATCGCCAGCCGCCATCTGGATGTTGTAGCGAACGAAGCGCCCGGTCACCCGCTCGCGGCAGTACCCCAGACTGTTGATGGCGACATAAGGGCCGGCGATCTGCGCATCGATCAGCCGGTCGCGCGTGATGACCGAGACGCTCGGCGACGAGCCGGTGCCCTCGACGGTCGGAAAGGCGCGGCTGACCATGACGCGCCGGCCCGGCACCGGCTGCCCCTCCGAGGTCTGCAACGTCGCCGCCATCGAGGCGCCGTTGAAGTAGTTCATCTTGTGCGCGCTATCGAAGCCGGCGAGCGCCGCCTTGCCGCCGGTCCACACTCGGCTGTCGAGCGAAAATGGCAGCGTATCGAGCGTGAAGCCGAGCGCGTCGAGGCCGTCCAGCGTGTAACCGAATGTCAGCGAGCGGAAGATGTACTCGACGTTGACGCTGATGATGGACCAGTTGTCGACGGCCCAGTTGTAGATCAGCAGCACGTTCGGATTGCCGCCGCTATTGCCCGAGAACGGCACCGCCCAGACGATCAGGCGGTTGACCGGATCGACCGCGGCGACGATGCGGAACATCTTCGATTGATCGACATTCTCGAAGAAATAGCGGTCCACCCGGTCGATGCCGATCGGCTTCGATTGGGTACCGTCGAAGACATAGAAGCCGTCCTCGCCGAGATAGTAGACCAGGGCGCCGAGCTGCACGATCGAGCCCGGCGCCGGCGTCCCGCGTACCCCCTCGGCCGGCAGGAAGTAGAAGATGCCCGGCGGCCCGGCGTAGATGACACGCACAACCGCGTGCTCCATGAAGAGCGCGCCATCGGCGGTGCCGAGATTGCCGACGATGCCCTGAATCCACCCGCCGTCGCCGTAGAGATTCTGGCTGTCGGACTGCACCGCCGCCGCCGAGGCGGTGCCGAGCGTCGGGAAATTGGTCGGATCGTTGAGCGCGCTCCACCAGGCGCATTGCGGCTGATTGCCGAACACCGCATCCGTCGTGTTCGCCAGCATCAGGAAGTTCTTGATGACGGCGCAGTAGCGCGCCTTCGGCGCCCCGGCCGAGAGCAGCGAGAAGTTGCTGTCGATATCGATCGCGAAGACCTGCGGCGCATCGATGTAGTTGGTGGCGATGACCTTGCCGTTCATGAAGGTGAAGCGCCAAAAGCCGTCCGCCGGCGGAGCATAGGCGCCCCCGGCGAGGCGCGAGACATCAACCCATGTCGTCGAGCCCGAGGCCAGGCGATAGAGTTTTGTCGCGTCGCCGGCGAAGTTGAAGACGTTGCCTGACGTGTCGAGTTCTGAAATGGCGCCCTGGCAGCGCGCCGTCAGCGCACCCGAGTAGACGGCGAGCGAGGGGAACGGGCCATAGCTCTTGTTGGTCACCGGAATGACGTTCAGCATGACCGCCGAGCCGTCATTGTTGTAGTCCGGCTGATCGGGCGCGAAATCCTGAATCTTGAGGCTGTAGGTCTGCGGCATCAGAACCTCGTCGCGGCGATCCGGCCGGACGAAATGCGCGCCGTCGATGAACGGGTCAGCGACACATACGCCATCTCCTCAAGCGGCGAGAAGAAATCCTTGCCGGCCGCTTCCATCGCGCCGACCATTTGCATTGCCGTGTCATCGTTCTGATAGTTGAGCTTGAGCGCCTGCTTGGCACGCGCGCGGATCATCGCCTCGCCGTCCGTCGTCCAGGAATTGGTATCCGCGTCGGCCGAGAGCGTGGTCAGCTGCTTCACATAGCTCATCAGCAGCGCATAGATGGCGTCCGGCACCGGATAGAGATAGAGCGTATTCTGGTAATAGACGAACTGCCCCGGCACGGCCTTGCCGACCGTCGTGTCACGCAATCCCAGACGCGAGTACCACGCCCAATCGCGGCGTCTGAGGCCGTAGGGATGGCCGCCATAGGTGACATCGATGGTGTCGATTTCGAGGAGATCGCTCGGCACCGCGACCGAGTTGGCCGAGGCGGCGGTCGAGAGCGTCGTTTGCGCCTCGTTGAACCAGAAGCGCTCGCGCTCATAGTGCTGAATCGCCGAGAGGATTTCGAGCTTGATCTGCGCCGTGGTGACCGTGGCGCCGGTCAGCAGCTCGTCGGCGATGCGGTTCTGAAGATCGACGTAGGTGCCGGTCATGGCTTGCCATCGCAACTGCGGACATGGAAGTGCATGCCGCGGCCGATGTAGCGGCCGCATTTCGAGCAGATGCCGGGGGCGAATTCCTTCGGCGGCTCGCTGGCGCGTTCTGCCGCGCTCGGCGCGGCGACCGGCGTCACCTTCCAGGGCTGCGGCTTCGGCGGCTCGGGCAACGGGAGCGGCGTGACGGTCGCATGCTCGGCCGCGTGCAAAGCCTGCCAAATCTGCCGGCGTCTCATGCCGCTGCCTTTCCCTTTTGCATACGAGAGAATTCAAACCACAGATGTTTTGCCCATTCGGCATCCGCCAAAGCATTATGATCGTCACCAGCCGGGCGCTGCATGGAAGGATTGCCAACGGCATCGGCCAATTGCCTCACGTCTCGACAAAACATCGGCCATCCCTCTGGAAGGTCCATCATGGTACCGTAGAGTTGGCATAGAGCCACCCAATCGTAATCCGCGTACCAAGCCCAGAATTCTGGCTCCGCTCCAACAAAGTCGCGAATAGAATCGGCGATAGCTCGGCGAGTCATCTTATATCCTGACAGGGATGGGAAAACGTGTTTCCTCACCCATTCGGATGCTAGCGACAAATCACATTGCAAGCTTTCAGCGTAGAAAACAGCGCCATTTTCAGCAACGATACCTATCGATATCAAGTCAATCGTGTGACCATCATCGATGAATTCAGTATCAAACCAAAATTTCATGCGACACTCTCCGCTATCGGAAACCGGCGCACGCGCAGCGCCTCGTCGAGCCAGCGCGGCTGCGTCGTCTCGGCGGTGCCATTCGTGAAGTGCAGCAGCTTCGGCACCACGTCCGGCATTTGCTCGCCGACGAGGTAGTTCCACTCGACCGGCAGCGCGCCGATTTCGGCGTCATCGAGCCAGCAGAAGCGGTGCAGATAGCGGCCCGGAAGCGTGTTCACCATCTCGACGGTAAGCCGGCGGTTGCCAGGATGGTCGGCATTGATCAGCATCAGGCTCGACCAGTTCTTGCGCGGATAATCGAGTTGCATCCGGCCATCCATCTTCGATCGGAGCGTATAAACGTGGTGCTCGTGTTGCACGCACATGACCGCGTAGCGATCGTCGGCGAGGCTGAAAAGCCCGGCGATGTCGGCGAGCGCAAGCATGTCGCACTCGCCGAACATGCACCATCCGGTTCTTTGCAGGTGGGGGACCAGGAACCGGGTGATGGCAAACTCGGTACTCATCGGCGCGCCGGAAATCACGTCCCACGATTGCCCCTGCTTGAGAATCTGCTCGCGCCTGTAGAGCCCCTCGTGACGTAATGCCTTCTGCATCAACGGCCGGATGTGCAGCGCTGCCGACGATTGCCGCTCCAGCGAGTTGCGGAAGACCTGGAAGGATAGCGGCTGCCGCGTGTCGAAGCCGATGTGAAGGTCGAGCGTCTTCACGGCAGCCGCCCCATCATCGCATTATGCGCGGCAACATGACGACGCGCTGCATCACGATACGGTGCCCATTCTGCCTCGCTCTCGGCCATCGTAATCCTGGCGGAATCTTCGCTTGGCTCCAACTCCACCTTCCAAATGGCAAAGGCGACCTGATCAATGATGGGATCGTTCATCAGTTTCACTGCACGCTCCGATGCAGCGACGGCTTCGGCGAGACGCCCGGCGCCGCCATGCCAGCGTGGCGCAACGCCACGATGGCGAGACCGATGATGCGCGCCGAGGGCCACTCGTCGGGCTGATCGAAGACCGTATAGCCCATGGTGCCGTGCTCCAACTCCCCGGCCTTCAGCGCGTCGCAATGGTGCCGGTAGAAGGCGGCCCAATGCACCATCTCCTCATCGCCGAGCGCCGCCGTCGCCGCGAGGTTCCACACTTGCGCCGTCCACTCCAAATCCTCGTGATCGAAGCCAATGGCGGCGCGGTCCGACCTCACCGACATGCAGAACAGGGTGAAGAGAAAGCGCTCCGGGTTGTCGTCCGTCAGCACTTGCTTATCGATCGGCACCATCGGACGGGCGCTCATGCGACGTTCTCCGCCTGATCATGCGACGGCCCCTCTTTAATCCTTGTAGAAGTAGCCTTATCGAACTGATCCAAGATCAACTCAGCATCGTCGTCCCTGCGCCAGACGATGCGCCGGTTCGGTGCGCTGAACGGCAGTTGCGAGCCCGGCGGGATACCCATCAGTTCCATCCATTCCGCTGTCGGGTGAAAGTGCAGTCTACCTGTCTGATCAGCCATCAGGCGCTTTTCGAAGAGGTGAAGGAAGAACAAAAACGGCCGCTTGGCGTCGAGGTAGCACAGCGAAAACGGGCCGCCCGAGGCCGAAAGGTTCATCACCGCGGCATCGTAGAGCGCGGCGCGGATGTCGAGGTCGCAGGCGGCGAGCGGATCGGGGAATTCCGCAAGCCAGATCGCCTCGCCCATCTTCCCGGTGTCGGAGATGAAAACCGGCCAGTATCCGCGCGATTTCAAACCCAGATGGACATCTGTCCAGGTCGCTATATTTGAGTTGCGCATGACGCTATGCGTACTGCGAAGCGTAATGGTGACGAGATTTTCACCACAACCCCATAGCCGCTTAACATGCTCGCGCGCCCGCTCGCTCGCCTCGAAACGCGGTACCATGCCGGCATCCATCGCCCGCTTCGCCACCGAGATCAGGAACGATTTGTCCGGCTCACCGTTGCCGAAGGTCAGCGGATAGAAGACCTTGCTCTTGAACGCCTCCGCCTCCTCGCGCCGGCGCAGCACCGTCACCGTCGCGCCGATCATCCGGCATAGCGGCACCAGAATGTGATCGACGCGCCAGATTTTCTCCGCCGTCGAGATCGGCTTGTGATCCTCTTCTTTGAAGCCATCGCCCGGTCCCGGCACGATGACGACATGCAGATTCTCGCCTTGCGCGAAATGCTGCGCGCCGATGAGGAAGTGCATGAAATCGAAGCTGACCGGCGAGACAGCGAGATCGTAGAAGGCGAGAAGGGTCATTCCGCTGCCTCCCGCATCGCCTCGTCCATCGATCTCAACTCGTCGACCACCTCACCTATGGCGCTCGCCCACTCGCCTCGGTCGCGTGCCGTGCCGGTCTGCCGGAAGAAACGCGAGCTGGAGCGGTACCAGAGCTTGCCCTTGTCGGCGTAGCGCCAACCGCAGCGTATCGGGACCAGCGTCCAGGTCGGTATGCCAAGCGCATTGCTGAGATGGTGGATCGACGTTCCCACCGTGATAACAAGCTGCATCGAGGCGACGAAAGATGCCGTCTTGTCGTAGTCCCGGCACTGCACCCAACCCGGATAGTGCTTGATCCTGATGCCCGTCTTCTCCTCGAATTCGCACACCTCACGCGCTGCGTCGCCCTGATATTGGAGCGAGTAGAAATCGGCGTCGACAGCGCGGAAGACAGGCTCCAGCGCCAGCAGCGGCACCGAGCGGACGTGCTGGTTGGTCTTCGGCGTGCCGCCGGTCCAGGCGATGCCGATGCGCGGACGAAACGAATCCCCGACAACGACACCTGGAATATCGGCCATCAGATACGGCGTCCCCGGAAAATCCTCGTCCCTGTTGCGGAAGAACTTCGGCAGCGAGGCGATCGAGATCGAGCAGTCCGGCTCGACATGATCGAGCCATTCGAGCGACGACAGCACCTTGCGCGTGCCGTGCACCGTGCAGTGCTGGAACGAGCGCCGGAACAGCGCCTCAAGCCTGGGATGGCAATCGATGATGACGTGTGCCGAACGCTCGACGAGGTCCGGGATGCAAGAGGCGAACAGGATCTCGTCGCCGATGCCCTGCTCGCCCCAGACGATCACCGTCTTGCCATGGCTGCCGTCCCATTCCGGCAGCCCGCGGTAGATGCGGCGCTGCGTCTGCTCCACGGTCGGCAGAAAGCGCGTCTCGGCTGCCGTCCAGCCCTCGCGCCAGTGTCCGAGCGAGAGATGCGCGAAGTGGCTGCTGAACAATGCGCCGTCATGGTCCGGCCGGATCGCCATCGCCTGCTTGAGGAAATGCAATGCCCGCACCGGATCGCCGGTGTTGGTGCAGCATTTGCCGAGATTGGCGAAGAGATCGGCGCGCGAGGGCTCATGCCGCTCATGCTTCAGCGCCGCATCATAGAGCCCTTCGGCGCGCTCGATGTCGCCCATGGTGAAATAGGCGGCACCGAGGCTGGCGAGCGCGTCGGTGAAGATGCCGCCGCCCTTCTGCTTGCGCACCGCGAGCGCCTGGTGCAGCAGCGCCGCCGCGATGCCCTGCCGGCCGGTCTCGATCAGGCACGAGGCGAGCGACCAGAGAGCGATGTCGTCGTCGAAATTGGTATTGAGATGGCGCGACAGCAGCGCGATCGCCGGCTCCCACTCGCTGCGGTGGATATGCGCCTTGGCCTGCTCGAAAAGCTCGCTCATCACGCCCCCGAAAAGCGGGCTGCCTCCTCGCGGAGGGCCTGGAGAAGACAGCCCGAGTAGACCTCGCGGTGGTTACCGCCGCGAAGCCTACCACATCGGATACTTAGCCCGGTAGCCCGTCCAGCCGATAGATGCAGGTCCAATTGATGGTGACCTGCGAGGTCAGCGAGCCCGAGGCCACCTTCGCCGTCAATTGGGCGAAGCGGTTCGGGTCGAGATCGGACAGCGAGATGGTGATCCCCTGGCCGCCATTGCCTGCGGTGACGACGTTGCGGCGATTGAATGTCGACTTGGCGCCGGCGGCGATGAGGGCCGAGAGATTGCCGGTGCCGCCGGCGACGATCCCGGTATTGAAGCCGAAATCGAGGCCCGCGGTGTCGGCACAGGTATGGTCCTCGAAGAAATCGACGACCACGGCGCCGTGCGGAATTTTCGCCAGGAGCACGATATCGCCGACCGATGGCGCGATCGCCGTGGCGGGAACCACGGCGCTGCCGGAGACCGACATGTTGCCGATGTGAACAGCCTTGATGTTGCCGAGATTGTAGTTGGTCGAGGTCGAGAGCGCCATGTGCGGTCCTCCTTACAATGCCGGCGCGTAGGACGACATCACGATCGTCCCGAAGTCGGCCGAGTTGAAGACCAGCTTCTTGATGCCGAAAATCGCCCCGGCCATGACGCCGAGCTGATTGCCGTAGTCGAAAAGCTCCTCGACCCATGACATGTTGTCGGCGCCTCCCCCTCGCCCGAAGCCGATCGCCGCCGCCTGGGCGCCGCAGAAGATGCCGCGGCGGTAGTTGGTCGACGAGGTCACCGAAGACGCGACGTAGGGCACACGCGCATCCTCGACGAGGACGCAATTGTTGTAGACGCCGATGAGCCCGGTGATGATCGGGTTATCGGCGATCCGGCCGCCGGTCAGCACCGCCTTCTGAATGTCGATCCACTGCCCCGTGTTGGTATTGGTGCGAAACTGGTACGTCTGATTCGGGTGGATGAAGAGGACGTACATCTTGTCCCCGTTCACCGTCAGTGGCCGGATCGCCGGCGTCGCCGTCTTCGCCTTGGCGACGACCCGGTCGACATCCTTCAGGTTCATGATGAAGGTCGCCGAGAGGGATGCCTCGGTGGTGTTGCCGCCGTTCTGGTCGCAGATGATCAGGTTGGTCGTAGCGGTCGGCGCGATGGCCGCCTGGTTGCCCGAGAACGCCGTCGAGATCGAGGTGCTCTGCGTCGCGTTCGCCTGTGTCTGCTGCGTCGTCGCGCCGGCGATCTGGTTGAACATCGAGCAATCGATGCGGTCGGCCCACCAGTCTTGCAAGCCCGCTCGCGCCTCGTCGCGGACCTCGAACGGCACGCGCTGCTCCGACATCTTGCCGCTCGACCGCACGGCGTGACGAAGCTGATCGATGAAGAGATTGTCGGAATAGGTGATGAGCGCCTCTTCCTGGCCCTCCAGCGTCGCATCGCCCTGCACGCCGGTGCCGACGAGCTGCATGCGCAGCCCGATGGTGACGCGGTCGCCCGGACCCTTCGAGGTCTCGGTCTTCAGGGTGATCAGGCTGTCGGTCCCGGTGGTGCCCTTGAACTGCTCGTATCGGGTTTGCTTGAGCGCCTCGACGAACAGCTTCTTTGCCCAGGCCTTCACGGCGAGGGCGTTGTTGCCTTGCGTTCGCCGGGATTCGCTACTTTCCCGACCGCCCTTGCGGGCTGCTGCATGTTCCCATGCAGAGCAGACTATATCATGGTCCCGATGAAGGACCCCGCGCGCTTCCGGCCGCTTGGCCGTACTCCCCGAAGGGATAGTCGTTGCGCCTTCCCATTGCTGGGCTCGGTTCAGGATTACCCGGTCTGGGCTTCCCCTGAGTTCACGCGGTTTGCATGCGCCGTAATATGTGGGCAAACGCCGCCGTTGTGAGCCTTCCCGAAATTGCAGTTCATGCAGAGAATCTGATAGCCGGGCGGATACCCGGTGTGTCTCAGATGATTCAGCATGGCACCGCCGCAGCCTCGTCCGTTGCTGATTGTCCACCCAAGCGAACGCCGGTGATTGGCACCGTCGTTGTTCATGTGATCCAGGGTCAGAAACCTCGGTTCCGTCTCGCCACAACAAGCGCAAATATACCCGCCATACGCCATGATCGCTTCGTGCCTGACCTTCTGCCAGTAATCGCGGCCACGCTTTCGCTCTTTCGTGGTCCACGCTGGATTTTCGCGGTCGCGCAAATTCTTCAGACGCCAGTACTCTTTCAGCCGCTCCTTGTTCGCCGCGCGATACTCGCGCTGATATTCCAGAGTGCAGGGCTGACAGTAGCAACGAGACCCCTTGCCCATCTCGGCAACGATCCCGCATCGAGCGCACGTTTTGACCATATGCCATCTTACTGCGCATGGGGCTAATTAATCAACCCCATAAGATGTGCCTGCCATAAAACGGTGTCTCCTTTGATCAAAGAAAGTTGCGGATGTGCCGCCATGTCGCTGGCGTGCATGCGATCCGCTCCCTTGTCGCAGGAGCGCGGCGAATACCGGCTTAACGTCCCGGCCGACGGCCCTCGCTATCGCGGAAGACAGGCGGTAGACGGTTTTACAATATTATCGTGCGGTATACCAGTCCTCAGCCGCCCATGATCTGCCGCCACTTGCGCGGATTGGTCGCGATCTCGGCGAAGTCGTGGTCATCCATCTCCAACAGCTTGTTCAGCGTCAGATTGGCCGGCGGCGCGTTGCCGGCCCGCGCTGTCGAGGCTGCCGCCTGCTGGCCGCGCTGCAATGTCTCGACATGCTGCTTCCCATCGCCGGCGCCCGGCTGCTGAGCGCCATTGGTCGCCTGATAGCCTCTCCGCTTGGCGACGGCATAGATGCGCTCCGCCGGGTTGACGCCGTCCCGCATCGCCTTCGAGGCAATCGCCGCCTCCATGCGCTGGATTTCTTGCGCCACGACGCCAGGATCGGTCCAGCCGGCATCCTGTAGCTCGCCGGCGATCGACTGAATGAAATGATGATAAGCCTGGCCGAAATCCTGATGCTCGCGCGCGAAGTTTTGTGCATGCGCGGCGTAGGAATTGCGGAAACTCTCCATCTGATCGCGATGAGCATCGCGCTGGAGAATCTGCCGCACATCCGCTTCCAGCCGCTTCCCCGCGTCAAGCGGCGCGGTATCCCAATCGGGCGCCTTCGGCTGATCGGCCGGCGTCACCGCCCGTTGAAGCAGGTTCAGCCGCTCCTCGAGCTTGCCCATGTCGCGCTGATAGCGCTGCTCGCTAGCGCGCCGCCGCTCGGTCTCCTCGCGCAGCCGCGAGGACGGCACCATGGCATCCGGCTTGGCCAGCGTCTTTCCGTCGCCATCCGTTGATTCCGCCGGCGTATCCGGGATTGCTTCACGTGAAACATCGGCTTCCGGCACGGCTGGCTGGCGCGGCTCCGGCTGCGTCGCCGCCGTCTCTTCCGCCGTGAAATCCGTCAGGTTTTCGTCAGCCATTGGTGAATCCCGCAGCGTTAAGATAAGCCGTCCAAAGCGGCACCGTTCCGACAATTTTCCCTGCGATAACTACATTGATCTTGCGATCCGGATCATCGCCGTCATCCTCGCAAAGCTTACGTGCCAGAGGCTCAAGCCGCGCGCTCGCCGTGTCTTCATCAACCATGATCGGCTCCCGTCTTCTGCTTCGCCGCAGCGCGATCCTTCACCTTCGCACTCTCGCGCTGAATCTCGACCTTCTTCTGCTCGACATCGATATCGGAAGCCGCCGTCGCCTGCTTGATGGCGATCTCCTGCTGTGCCCGCTCGCGCTGAATCTGCATCTCGACCTCGGCGATCCGCTTCTTGAGCTCCAATTCCTGCACCGCCAGCACCGCCTCGGCGTCCGCCTTCTGCTTCTCCATCGCCATACCGAATTGAAACTCCTGCGCCTTCAGATCGTTGTTCTGGCGCAGCGACTCCTTCTCCTGCTCGGCCTGCTGAAGCTGTTTCTGCAAGCCCTGAAGCTGATCGGTCAGCGATTGCATTTGCTTCTGGACCTGCGGCGGCACCGGCGGCGGCGCCTGGCTCAGCATGCCGCCGATCTTCTGCGCCACGCTCTCCGGCAGCGGCGAGTATTTCAGGATTTCCGCCCATACCGCGGTCGGCACCGGCGCCTTCGCCAGCATCGGCAGCATGCCCATCACCATCGACCAAATCGCCTCCTTCTGATTCGGCGAGGTCGGGCTTTCGTCGACGATCACATCGTATTTGAGGACGCTCTCGTCCTTCAGAAACGGCACGTATTTCGGCCCGTTCTCGCTGTCGATGCGGATCAGCCGCCCCTTCGGAATGTAGTGCGTCATGATGTAGAGCATGGCGCGGCCCTGCTGCTTGCGGTAGCGCCGCAGGCTGTCGAACAGCGTCGCCAGCACCGTCATGCCGGACTGCTTGCGCTGGTATTCCAGGACGCCGGCCTGCTCGCGGTCGGCGAGGCCGAGAATTTCGAGATTGACCCCGGTCACGTCTGGAATCGAGCCTGCCGCGTATTCCATCAGCTTGTCCAAGCCGACCGGAAAGACGATAGCCTCGCGCGGCTGTATCTTCTCCAGCGCGCCGGGCTTCGCCCAGATAATCGCGTCCGAGCGCGCCCAATCCGCTTCCGCCTGACGGTCGTTCTCGAAGGCACCGCGCTCGGCGACGACGCCGCCTTTCGCATTGCTATTGATAATGTGCAGGATTTGGCTGAAGAACTTATTCGCCCAGCGCTGCGGGTCCTTCATCGCGCGGACAATGCCGTACCAGGTATTCTTGTTTCGGTCGCGCTTGCCAGTGATGAAATTTATGGTGAACTCGTGCGGGCAGCGCCCATTGCCCTGCTTCAGTATCTTGCCGCCGATGAAGGCGTTGCGGAAGACCTTGCGGGTCATCTGCGCGGTCTCGAACGGAATCCCGAAGACCTTCAGCCGATCGCGCGCCTTGCCAGCTTGCGCCGAGGTGAACTCGGCCCGCTTCTGGGTGAACGGGTCGACGCCGATATGATAGGTCTCGCGCTCGTACCACTCGCAATAAACGATGACCACGGTCGGCTTGCGCAGCGGATCCTTATTACCCTGATCGCCCTGGTTGTAGGCGAGCTGCGGCGTCGCATCGTGCGGATCGGCCGCGTCCGGCCGCTCAACATGCGCCCACACCGCATCGAGATCGTCATCCTCGGCATCGGGGAAAAGCGCCTTCGCCTCGCTGAACGCCATCTCGCGGTCATAGCCGCAGTAGCGCCGATCGGAGAGGTTGCGCTTGCGTGAGGTCGGGTCGTACCACGCCGTCAGAGGGTCGATGCGATCAACAGGAATAAGGCCTTCCGGGTCCTCCTCGAAGTCCGGCCGGGTTTCCGTGCAGCCAAGGCCGCATACAACCGTATCAAAGAAAGCATCAGACTCCTCGTCCTCGGCCTCGCTCTCCTCGCGGAAGAATTTCGCCGCGTTGGTGAGGAGATCGTTGAGCCCGGTCTGATCGACTTGGCGCGGAATGTAGATCGTATCGTTGCGATGATTGACCTCCATGCCACTGACACTATCGACGACCGGGCCGACGCGATTGAAGACGACAGGCGCGCGGTCCATCTCGGTCAGCAGCCGCTTGTCCTCGGCCTCCCATTGATCGCCCGAGACCATGGCGAAGCTCTCGGCCGCCTCGACCACCCAATCGGCGAGATGCTTGCGGCTGTCCTTGTGCCAGCCCTTGATGGTGAGGAAAAGCTCGTCCTCGTCCTGCTCGGACGCGGTCGTCGCATCGGGCTCGGCCGCGCTGGTGGCATAGGTTGTCTCATCCGCCATCATGCAACCATAACGGGATCGTCACAGTCTGGCAATTCGGTCAACCACGCCCTGCCGAGTCCGGCGATCAGGATATCGGCGGCATCAGGCGCGTCAATCGGAGCGCGCGCCGCCCAGTGGCGCCGCTCGGATGCCGGCTGATCAAGCGAATCGCGCCGACAAACGACGACGCCGATTTGTGTTTCCGCATCGAACACGAGACTTCTGACGACAACGAATTCGGCGGGTAGGCGATCCCGCACGTCGTTCTCAATGCCGCTCACGCGGCCCACGCCGAGCGCCGCTTGCCGCCGTAGAGCTTGCGGCGATACTTGTCGACCATCTCGTCCGGCTTGCGGTCGAGCCCGCCGGCGAAGGTGAGGCAGAACGCATCGGCGAGATCGGGCGAGCGATGGCCGCGTTTCTTCATCTCGTCCTTCGCCTCGACCTTGACCTTGCCGGTCGATTCGATGCGGTATTTCGGGGCGCTCAGCTCAGCGATGAGCGCCTGATCATCTTGCGGTAATACCGAACTGCCACCAGCCAGCCAATCGCGAGCGCGAAACCAAAGCTCATCGCGAAGACGCATGAAACGATCGGATATAGCAGCGGCCTCGCCGACGTTAACGCCCCGCACAGGAAGACCAAGCTCGCCCAGGCGATCGACAACGCCAGCACCCAACCCGATGACATCCACGAGTATTTCGGACGGCCGGTCGAGCTCATGAGTCAGCTTCCATTCCTCGACGATGAGGCCGGTGAGTTGCATGGTGTCCTTGCCGTGCCACGCGCGCACCGGCTCGAGCAGAGTATTCCCCTGCCGCTTGGCGAGCGCGCTGCGATCATCGCCGAAGCGCGCGACATCGACGCCCCACACCGGCCGGTAATCCGTTGCCGCCACCTTGCGGCGCGCCGCGGCCTCGCAAAGATGCAGCGGAATAACCGCATCGTCCTCGGTATCGGGGAATTCGCCGAGCACGCGGACACGGTAAGCATTGCTGTCCTTGCCGTATTTCGCGGCGATATCGTCGATGTGCCCTTGCGCGCGCGGCACGTCCTCAGAATTGACGCGCATGGTGGACCAGCGGTCACGCATGCCGTGGTGGGTGTCATAGAAGAAGCCGCTCGAGCGCGTCGGATTGGCAAACAGCACCATTTTGGCGCCCAGCGTCGACATCGAGCCGGCACCGACCTCGAAGACGATGTCGGGGATGCCGGACGCCTCCTCGACGACGAAGAGGAGGTTGTCCTCGTGGAAGCCTTGGAGAGCTTCGGGGTTGTCCTTGGAGGCGGTTCGGGCGACGGCGAAGCATTCCGGCTTGGCGGTCATGTAGACGCGCTCGGCATCGATTTGCAGCTCGCCGCGCAGCGCCTCCGGCAGGCGGCCATGCCACTTGCGGATTTCCGGCCACACGACATCGCGCAGCTGGTCTTGGGAGTTGGCGACGATCGGCACCTTAAACGGCACGCGCGTGCACATGAACCAGAGGACGATCCAGGCGAGATCGGTGGTTTTGCCGACGCCGTGGCCGGCGCGGATGGAAAGGCGGTCTGATATCGCGAGGGCGCGCAGCGAGTCGGCTTGCCAAGGCTCAGGCTGAGCCTGCAACGCCTCGGTCACGAAGGCCAGTGGGTCGAGGTGCCAACGTCTCAGCGTCTTGCGTGCCGCCAAGGATTCCGGCGAGAAGCGCTGGGAGGCTGTCGTGTCGGACATCGGCGTCTATGTGTTGGGAAGGTCTGCCGAGATGTCGATCGGCGACATATTGGGCTGCGGCCAGAGCAACTCTCTCATCTTTGCTGGCAACAAGCCTGATAATCTTTCTCATTGCTGCGGGCGTTGCTTCGGCGACGAGTTCCTTGATTTCGGGGGGAATTTTTGGTCTGCCGCCTGGATTGCCGCTTTTCCCAGGTTCGAATTTCATCTGCTATGAGGCTTCCTGGCCTACTCCCTGGTATCGCGGTCAGAACCCCTTGCCGCCGTTGAAGCCTGGCTTTGGCTTTCCGTAACTGGCCTGAGTGACCTGCCTGGCGGGTCCGCTATCGCCGCCATCGCTGCCGGATTTCTGCGAGGGCGCGGATGTGGTCTTGGCGTTGGTGACGGTGGACGGGATGGCATGCGGCATGGTGGGGCCTCCTGCGGAATTTGCATGATTTGCGCGATTTCCGTGATCGTCAAGCGAAAATATCCTGGATCGGGTCGCCGGTTTTCCAATCGAGGTCCGATCGGCGGGCGGCTTGAACGCGGGCGCCGGGAAAGATTTGCTTGGCTTGGGCGATCTCGGGGAAGGCGGCGATGAGGCGGGCGACCTCGTCAAGGGTCCAGATTTCGAGATAACGGCCTGAGATGGCGATTGCGTGAGCGTCCTGGGGCGTCTGGACCATGGCGGCGACCTTACCATCCCCGAGTGCCACTTCCCAGACGACCGGGCTCAGCGGCGCTTGGCCGGCCTCTAGCGCGGCTGCGTCGAGGACGCGGTAGCCGCGGATCATGGCGGCCGAGAGGGCGTCGACCTCGTGCGGGTCGCCATGCCAGATGGCATGGTCCCAGGCGACGGCTTGGCGGTCCCATCGCTCGCGCAGGTCGGGGGGGACGAGGAGGCGAAGGCGACCGACGCCCCACTTCGTATCCATTTCCCGAGCGGTTATGTCGACGTGCTCGACGAGGGCCTGAATGCGATCGACTTGGGCGGCTGTGCGGGAGATGGTGACAGTCATGGTGTTTTTCCTAAAAAGCCCGCCATCTCGATCCGTGACATTCCGGGGGAATATATCTTTAGATATATCCCGGATGTCACGGTGGTGACATTGGCCGATGTCACGCTATGTCACGCTATGTCACGATCATTGATTTCATTGATTTTTTTGATGTCACGCCCAATGTCACATGGTGTCCCTTTATCTCTGATTTTACGAAAATGGCGATGTCACGCTATGTCACGCGCCGTGACATTAGGTGTCACGCTATCCAAATCCATTCCCCATACATCCTGATAATTCCTTTGTTATCAAGACCATCGCGAATCCTCTCCCATTGCTTTCGCTCCGTCCCTGGTATGTCACGCGTGGTAATTCCAGACTGCCCAAGCTCGGCGCGGAATGTTTCAATTTTGACGACCCTGACATTGGGCAAATTGTGTCCGGCCGGAGCTGGGATCGAGTGCTCGACGAAGACATTTTTAAGGACATCGAGGGCGCGTATTTCTTTTGGTGATAGCGGCCTTGTTGCCTTTATGGATATAGAATTGTCATCGACGGATTTGACGATACAGGAGGTCACCGGCTTGCCGCGGCGGTTGGTTCCAAGCTCTACCTTTTCAAGCCTGAAGGCGAAGGCGCCGCCGGTCTCCAGCTCCCGCTGCTTGACGACGGTGGCGACGCTGAAATCGGCGCCTTCCTGTCTTGTGACCTCGATCTCGGTATCGGTAGCGGCACGCAAGGAATTATGACCGCGCGCGCCGCGCGCCTGATCCTTGCCGCTATGATGGACAAAGGCGAGGGCAGTGGGTGCTTCCATCCTGATCCGGTCGGCATTGATGACGACAGCGCCCATGTCTTCCGGGGCATTTTCATTGCCGCCGGCGAAGGCCCTGGCCAGGGTATCGATGACGACGAGCAAGATGGGCATTCCGATTTCAGCGGAAGCCTGCTTTATCAGGGCGATGAGCTTGCCGGTATCGGCCTTGGGATCGAGCATGTTGATGGACGTGGCGACGACGGCGAGAGGGATTTTCTGTCCTTCCATGCCATAATGTTTCTTGAGCGCGGAAAGACGGTTTTTAATCCCGAAACTGCCTTCCAGGGCGACATAGATGACCCCGCCACGGTCGACTTCGCGATCGCGCCAGCGTCGGCCGGTGGCGATGTGAAAGGCAAGGTCCGTCATAAAGAATGTCTTGCCGCAATTGCTCTCGCCGTATACGACGGACATCTGATTAGTGCAGAGAATACCTTCAACGAAATCAATCGCATCTATGGATGGCTGCACTGCATCGAACCATATGAAAGGCAGAGGATATTCGCCGGACGATTGTTCCGGCTCTACGACGGGGTGGGGGCGTCCGGCAATCCCTTCCTTGAACGCCGCTTGAGCGATTTCGTCGGCGATCTGTTGCAGGACGGGGAACTTGCCGGTAGCGGCCCGGTGAAGCAGGTAGCCGATGCGCTGGCGCATGAGCGCCTCGCCGCGCTGATCGGCATCGAGGCTGGTGCTGCGAGCCTTGACGTTGCGCTCGTAGGTCGGCCATGCCTCGGCGAATAGCTCGATGGGCTCCGGTAGAGTTCCATTGGCGCGGACATAGCTGCCGATACAGCCGCAAATGACCTGCACCATGTACTTCTCGCGCCCGTCGCCGACGAAGCCGAAGGCAGTGCGGTCGATGCCATTGGCATGGGCGCCGGTCGCGCCATTGGGCTGAGCCCGCTCGGCGCCGCTCTCGATCAGGGCGAGGAGCCAAGGCGGCGCATCGGCCGGCTTGAGCTTGGCGGGATGGTGGCGCTCGTCCCAAAGGTAGTAGCGGCCACTGGCGTGAAGAGACGGCGCGGCGACGATGAAGCCGCCCTCCCCCCTTGTGTCGACGCCGGGTCCGAGGATGTTGCGATCGGTCTTGATTCGTATGCCGGCGGGAGCCGTGAACAGGTAGTGCCGGCCGCCGCCGCCGGTTATCGCCTGACAGGTTTCCGGCAAGTCGTCATTGTGCATTTGCAGGAAGTGCAGCGTGTCGGCGCCCTCCTTGCCGGGCGCCTGGTCGACATCGACGACGAAAAGGTTGCCGGAGGCGGCGCCGGTGATGATGCCGATACCGTACTCGCGGTACGGACCGGTGAACCATGCCTTGATCTGGTCGAGCCCGGCGCGTTGCGTTTGGAACGGCGTCCAGGCGATGGCGGGATGCTTGCCGGGGGAGACGCAGGCAGGGCCGAGCTGGCAGGAGCAGGAAGCGCCCGCGAGGCGATGAGCCGGTATGACCGACCAGCCGAGAGAATGATAGAAGAGCGCCCAACTGAGGGTTGCTGGAACATCAGTAGGGGCTTGCTCGGTCATGATGCCTCCCCAATGAGGCAGGTTGGATGATCGCGGATTGGGCCGCGATCATCCTTCCCGTTGGGTCGGGCAGCAGCGGTGTAGGGCCGCCGTTACCGTCGCCGCAGTTGCCGACCGCCGGGGGGCGGGCCGACGCGCCGGGATTGCAAGCCCCGGAAGATGCATCCTAGCATACTAGCGTGACGGTTCCCCTGCCGTCACCGGGACATTTTACCGTGAGATCCGTTAACCGCCATGCACAGCCGGGTTTTCTCTTCCGTTTCGGCTATATCATAGCCCTTCAACCAATGGTCCATATTGCAATAGCGGTACGGATTGGTTTGCCGATGGCGACCGGCAAGATAAGCCACTCGACCTTCCTCGACGAGAGCAGCGATTTCCTTTCGTCTTTCAGTTTTACGGCGCGCGCTCATCGCTCTAGAACTCCGCGCCAGCGACGAGGGGAGCCGTCTTGGGCGTCTCCTGGACCGGCGGGGGCACATGCGTCGCCGCCAGCGTCCGTGCCGGCTGTGCGGAAGCCGGCGTCGCCCCATTGCCATTCTTGAGCGGCATATCCGCCGGCCGATCGATCCACGAGGCGATGAAGATCTGTGGTTGGTAGTTCGTCGACGACTTGGCGCCCGAGCCGGTCTTCACCGGCACGGTGCCGTGGCATTGGATGACCGGCAGCTTGCCCTGCTTCGATTCCGGCGCGGCGAGATAGGCCGAGTGCAGTCCATCGACCTGGCCCAGGACGATCTTGGCGGTATGCGCCCACTCGCGCACGTCGCCGCCGCACGACTTGGCGAGCTTGATGCGTGAGCGGAAGCCCTGCTTGTAGTTGTCGCCGGGCTTCGCCGGCAGAGGTTGACCGAGCGGCACGAGCCGGAAGTCGGGCGCGCTGCCGGCATTGAAATTGATCCAGCCGACCTCGATGGTGGCGAAGTCGAGGATGAAGGCGATGCCGTTGGTGATCTCGACATTGTCGGTCTGCCAATTCCCGGCGCTGTCTTGCGTGCGGTCGACGCGGAAGAAGCGTCCCGCCTTGGCGTCGTACTTCATGATCGGCGTGAAGTCGCCCGCCGTGCTTTCCGTTTGAATCCCGAGGGCCATTTCTGCGTTGTCCTTTCACCTTCGTCATGCGCGTTGCCGACGCGCGGCGGCTTGTCCTGCGAAGTCTTGGCGTAGCAGGATCACTTTCTCAACCCGAGCGAGTCCATCGTCAAGGCCTTACCCTGCTCGCAGAATTGATAGGCCAGGCAATAATCGGCGCATCTGACACTGCGTTCCGGCATGATCTCGACACGATAGAGCGCCTTGAGGTTCTTGGCTTGCGCGGCGGCGAGGGCGTCCTTCGCGTCTTCCGCAGTGGCAAAGAGCCGCGTCGCTTTCTGGTTGCCGTCCTTCCATAGCGCGTAGGTCGCCGGCCGTGCCCAGCGCTCTTCCGCCGTGCACAGCGGCAACTTGTGCTGCGCATGCCCGTGCTCGGTCAGCCGAGCGGTGATGAACGTCTCGACATCCTCGGTCGGCCAGAGCGGGATGTCGATGACGACAGCCGGCGTCTGTGGATACTCCGGCGTATGACGCGCCTTCGACTTCTGCCAGTCGCGCAAGATGACGACGGCCTGTCCGCGCTCGATGCGGTAGCCGTGCTTGCGCAGCATCAGGGCATAGATGTTGAGCTGCGACACCCACTCGGGCTTGGCGCCTTCCTTGATGCTGTAGGTGCTGGTTATTTTATAGTCCTGGAGCAATCCATTCTCCAGGAGCAGCCGATCGAACTGACCGGAGATGCGCCAGCCGTGCCGCTCGAGGAAGAGGCGCTCCTCGGTCAGCGCCTCGTCGTCGGCGCGCTCCAGGATGCCATGCGCGATCTGTCCCATCAGCGCCCAGATGCGCTCGGCGACATCCTCGGTCAGCTCGGCCGCGTGCGCGATCTCGATGGCGCGCTTGCGGGCGGGGCCGATGAGGCCGGTGACGCTGATATGCGCATCGCCCTTGCTGTAGGGATCGTTGCGTACCGCGTTGACGATCGAGGACGGCAGGTTGAGACGGTTGGTTAAGATCATGCCTGCTCCAGCTCCACCGCGCATCCGGCAACATCGCCCCAGCGCAGAACGATAGACTCGGCGAGGCTGTCATCCTCGACGACGCGCATGGTCACCAACACGTCACTGACCGCCTTTTCGAGGTTACCGAGATCGCTGCCGGCACGATGCTTGGCCGAGAAGGTCAGGGTCATCCGGTACTTGCCAGCGACGCTGTTGGGTGATTGATCCATGCGCTGTATCATGATCTGTACGGCAGCGATGTCGCGCCAGCGCTCGTAGACCGGCGCGACGACGCGGCGGTTACGGACGGTGACGAAGAGGCCGTTCGTCGACGGCGGGAAGGGGAGAGCATAGACGATCACCGCATCGCCTCTCCGGTATCCGGCGATCGATCCTGTATCGCCCGGCTGAGCTTGACACCGAGATCGCGTAATAGCGCATCGACACCGCCGCCGATCTTGCCGCGTCCGACGAATGCGATCTCGCGCAGAATGCCGCTGTCGTCGTAGACCAGCGAGACATCAAGATCATGTGTCCCCTCGCCGACCTCGATCGACATCGCGACGGTCTCCGACATCAGCCGCCGCGGGGTCATGCCGCCACTCCCGGGCCATGAAGCGGTGGCAGACGCGGCACCGGCATCAATCCGGCCGAGTCGAACCGACGCCAGCCGCGCCGCATGCCAACGACGAGCCGATTGAGCGGGCGCTGGAACTCGCGGTACTCGTCGGCATGCTCGATAATGTCCTCGCCGACGCCGCCATGTAGGAAGCCGCCGCATTGCGCTATCAGCCATGCCTCGCCGACCGCACAGTGAGCGCATGTGCGGTGCGAGTTCCAGTGTCCATCGCAAAGGCCGCTCGCTGCCCAGTATCCCTCTCCAGCCACGATCGGGCGCCCACATTCATCGCAGCGATATGCCCGCCGAGCGCGCCGAGCGACCCGGCGATACATTTCGTACGGTTCGGCGCCGTCGATCGCGCACATCACGCCGCCCGCCCGCCGAGCTTGGTGAGCGCCTCACGGAGGATCGCCTCGCCGCCCCGGCTGACCTTGCCCTTCGCCCAATTGTGAATCGTCTGTCGGGTGACGCCGCAGATATCGGCAAGCTTGGTCCTGCCGCCGGCCAGCCGCAGTGCCCGCTCTATCTCGGTCTCTCGCTTCATGATGAGACAATATGGTGCGACAAAGATTTTGTCAATTAGATGTTGACAAGATTTTTGTCGTCCACTATTTTTACGTCATCGAACAAGGAGAGCCGAGATGACGAAGATCGCGACATGGAAAGCCAACCCGGACCTGATGACCCGTCTGGTCGAGGCGCAGAGTCACTTCGACAACATCGACATCATGACCTTCGCCGGCATGTGCGACGACCGCGCCGAGTTGCTCCGCCACGTCGAGCGCTACGAAGCCCGCGTCGTCCACAAGGCCGCCTGAAGAGAGCCGAGATGACCTTATCCGAAGAAACACGCGATCTTGCCAAGCGTCTCCGTGCCGAAGCCGATCGCCTCGATGAGAGCTTCACACAGATAGCGGATTCGCGCGCCCTTCAGGGCGGCGCCATCTGCGAAGAGGCCGACGACTATCGCAAATTTGCCCGCAAGATCTTCGCGGTTGCCCGCGAAATGAACGAGTTGGAATGACCCGCCGCGCCGCGACAGGAGCCGCCTGATGTCGACCGTCGAAATCGCCTACCGCTGGTCCACCCGCAAGCTCGCGGTCGAGCTGCCCGTCTCGCTCGACAACGCCGCGCCCGACATCCGCCTCGGCGCCGCCGTCAGGATCGCCCTCCGTCAGGGCGCCGATCTGTCTCGCGCCGTTCTGACGGGCGCCGTTCTGACGGGCGCCGATCTGACGGGCGCCGATCTGACGGGCGCCGATCTGACGGACGCCGATCTGACGGACGCCGATCTGACGGGCGCCGTTCTGTCGCGCGCCAAAGGCCTGCCGCCTATCCCGATCGTGCCGCATATAGACGCCGCGATCCTGCGCCAGATCGAGCGCGACCCCAAGCATTTCGAAATGCATTCATGGCACGGCGACGATGAGAAATGCAATCCTGATCATTGGTGCGAGACGACGCACTGCCGCGCCGGCCTCGCCATCGCTCTCGCCGGTGAGGCGGGATGGGCACTGGAACGCGCGATTGGCCCCGCTGCGGCCGGCGCGCTGATCTATGCCGCCAGCCGGCCCGGCAAGCCGGTGCCGCAGTTCGTCACCACGAACGAGGCGGCACTGGCCGACATCCGCGCATGCGCCGCAGAGGACCCTGCTCCGCCCCAAGGGGCTTCGCAGGGCGAGCCCGGACGGCAGAAGTCCTCCGAAGCTCCCGAAGGGAGCGCAGGAGGATGACCCGCGCCGAGTTCACCCGCTGCCTGCGCGCGATGGAAGAGTTGATCGTTCGCGGCCTTCCTGGCGTGTCAGACCTTTCGGTAGACGAGATCAACGATTTCATCGACTTCCCGCTGCGAACATTCGTGAACGCTGACGATGCGACCGCCGCCGCGATCTGGCGCGAGATCGTCCTTCGACAGGCTCAGGATAAGGGGAGCGAGGAATGAGTGAGGCGCCGATATTGGGACCGTTAGCGACCTTCACGCTCGTCGTGAAGTATACGACCGAGATCAATGCCGCGGACGCGATGGAGGCAATGAAAGAACTCATAGAAAAGGCGTGCGAAATGGGAACTCCGATAACGGCGCGCGTCGACTTTGAGATACCGTCGATGGACCTACTGCAATGACCCCCGCCGACGAGGCGCGCTGGCGCGAGCTGGCGAATGCCGCCACCGAAGGACCGTGGCGAGAAGCAAAGATAGACGACCGTGGTAGAGCACCCATTTGGACAGCCTCCGGGGATTTTGTCTCGATCTACGCCAACGCCGCCTTCATCGCCGCCGCGCGCGAGGCTGTGCCGGCTCTCTTGGACGAGGTCGCGAGGCTGCGCGCGGAGATCGAGCAGCATCACGCTAAATCGATATGCTGTTGCGGTAACTACGTGACAGAGCATGGGTTGGGAGACGGGCATTCGCCCGTTAGCATGTACGATTATGCGCTTGAGCAAGCGGAGGGCGCGCTAGAAACGGCTCGCCGGCAAATCGGACAGCAGATCAAAGTCATCTCCAGCGAAAGTGAACGCGCCGACCGAAACACGATCCGCGCCGAGGCCGCCGAGAAGAGCGTCGCCGAGCTGCGCGCGGAGATCGAGAAGAGTCGCGATGCTGCATTGGATTCATCTAGCGTAGCAAAAGATATGCTTGTTGAATCGCGTACGTTTGCTAATCGCGCCCTGCGAGCCGAGGCCGCGCTGCGCGAGATTGTGCCGTTATCCGACAGCGACCAACCAGATGGCTACCGACAACTTTACGAAATATCAAAGATTGCCCGCGCCGTCCTCTCGGAGGTCCCGGAATGACCTCGACATATCTGGAAGTGCCCGCGCGCCCTCTCGCCATTCTGACGACATACCGGGATGGCCGGGTGACGGTGCGCGAGAGCGGCACGAAATACCGCTTGACGGTGCGCAGCCACGACGCGGCGATCCAGGCGGCCAAGCACTGGCTCGGCCCCGACGTGCAAATCCTCGACGAGATCAGCGGGAGATTGAGACCATGAGCAAAAGCATAGGCGTTGATCAAGCCGCGGTCGACTTGGCTGAGCATTGCCTGGCCGATTGCCCGAACGCAGCACCGGCCGATATCGAGGCACTTGCCGTGGCGATCCAATATACGTGCGAGGAGTTCTGCTCGATGGTCGATGCGAGGGTGCCGCAATGAGATTCACTCTGCCCCTGATCATCGAGATCAACGGCCACCAGGTCGAGCATGATTTGCTGGTGCGCGGGACATATCGCCCTGCCGAGAAAGACATCACCTATTTTGGCATGCATGGGCCGATTGATCCGCCAGTGCCAGCAGAATTCGAGATCGACGGCGTCTATGTCAGCGTGAAGCGCGCCTCCGGTATTCCCGTCGTCATCGACATGGCGCCGTTGCTGCTCACGCCGGCGATCTGGGCGATGATCGAGGAGGCCGGCATCGAGGCGGCGGGCAACGCGCGCGAGCAGGCTGCCGCGGACGCGGCGGAGAGCCGGAGGGATGCGACGTGAGCATGATCAGGTGCGACGACTGCGGCGACATCTTCGATTCTGATGCCGACCCCGATTGCTTCATCGAGGGCAGTAGCCGTGTGCTGTGCGAGCCATGCCGGAACGATTATCCAGAGGGATTTTTCTCGGCCGTCGCGCGGCAGAACGAACTCAATCGACTGATAGAGGATGAAGAGCGACGCTTCACTGAGGATGATGCGACATGACGTTGCAAAAACTAAGCGCGCTTTTCGCAACGGTGGGAACTCTTTTCGCACTGGCTGGGCTAGTGGCGACGATCGCGCAAAATTGGCCGCTGTCGTCGCTGATGTGGAACATCGCTTACCTTATGGTACTGACAAGGATTTTTACATCATGACCGCCCCGCTCCCGAAGGGCACGCGCATTGCCGTGTCGTTCTCGCTCAATCTGCCGGCCGCCGCGACCGATACCGAGGTGTTAGCATGGCTGCGATTCCATCTCCTGGAAACCGGAAGCCTGAGAAAAAGCGATATCTGTGAATTCAGCCTCAACGCGCAAAACGTCAGCTTCGAGGTCGACGAATGACCGCCCTCCCGGAAGCGCTCGTCGAACGCTGCACCCGTGTCGCATGGGAGCGACGTCGCACAACAAACAACGGATGTCTCCCAATTGAGTACCAGTTAGAGCCCTGGGGAGACGGCACAATTCCACGCTCAAACGACGTTGATGGTGAGACTCGCGCCGTCCTGGCCGAGGCGCATGTCGCCGACCTGATCGAGGCGCTGCGCGAGATCGCCGATCCGATTAAATATATGAAACAGCGCGCTGCGGCAGAAGATGCGCGTATCGATGGCATGATGGCCAATCAACTTTCAAACGATCCACATTTCATCAAGGCCATCGCCATACGCGTCCTCGCCCGCATTGACGGAGCCGCGCCATGAGCGCCACACCGGAAGACCGCGATCTTACGGTAGCGGAGAAAATGAGCTTCGATACTACGATGATCCGTACTCCCCCACACAAGCCCGATTGGGCCGATCTAGAAGCAGCTAACCTATACACTAACGGCCCAATAGCCGCCGCTCTGCGCGCCGCGTGCCGCAAGGGCGCCGAGGAGATGCGGGAGGCGGCAAAAGAGGCGATCGATCAAGCTCGCTGGGCTGGCCCTACAGACTTACGGGAAATCGCATCTATCGTAGGCGCCCTGCCGCTGCCGGGAGTCGCCACAGTGACCGCCGAGAGCCGCATCGAGCGCGTCGCGAGTGCGATGCGGAAGTTCATCGACGAAGCCCCGTTGCCTGCAATGACCCACGAAGCGATCAGCGCCCATCGACTGGAGCTCGCCGCTGTCGCCATCCGCGCCCACGAGGCCGCGCTGGCGGAGGACGGCTACGAAATTGTCCCTATCCATCCGACGACCGCCATGCAGGGCGCCGCCGCGTCCCTGGCCGGCTGCAAACAATGCGACGGCTTCGGCGACGACATTCATCAGAACGATATTTGGCGCGTCATGCTCGATGCCGCGAAGGACCGGCCATGATCCCCCGCCACGGTCGTACATGGTGCGCGATCCTCGAATCGTCGCCGCCGGCGCGCTCACGCAAGATCGAACTGCGGACGTGCGTCCGCGCTGTCGTCCTCGCTGCCATCCTCGGCGCCGCGCTCGGATGGTGGCTGCCATGAGCGACAACAAACGCGAAAAGATTGTGCCTCGCGCTGTGCCCGCAGGCGAGGATGGCTCTGGTGGGCCATGGCGAGACGCGGTCACCAACGCGCCTCGCCCGCAAGAGGATGAAAGAATGCGCATGCTCCGGGACGAATTGAACAAGATCATCGCTCCCTATGGCGAATGGTGCCGCAATCCAGATGCGTGCGCCGGCAAGGGCTATTGCCCGCTCGATCCGACGTGCGGGGATTGAGATGAACGAGAACCGCACCAGCGACATCGTCATCGGCGTGGCGGCGATCCTCGCCGTCCTGATCATGATCATCGGGGGATTTTTTGTATGAGAATTACCGCACGGATCATCGGCACTGTCGCTCTGTTCTGCATCGCAATCTTTGGGCTCAATGCCTTGGGGTTCTCGATCTTCGCTTTCTTCGCTCCGAAATACGAAGCGGTGCGGCGCGATCAAATGATCGAGTCACGCGCCTATTCAGAGGGCACGATCCGCGAGCTTTATACCCTTCAACGCCAATATCAGGCAGCAAAGACAGACGCCGAGCGCGACACCCTGGCCGCTGCCGCGCGCCATGAATTTTCAATCTTCCCGCAAGAGCGCCTTCCGAGCGATCTACGTGCATTCATGACGCAGGTAGGGGGATAATCATGCACGTCAAAAGAGTGGCCATGCTCATCCTGGTCGCGGTGCTTTGCGGCGGCGCCGATAGCTGTAGCAGCGAAGGCGTTTCCGACAAGCGCGAGCGCGAGCAAACCACACGGTTGACGGAGCAGGCCAGCACGCAGGTCGGTATGCCTGCCGTAACGCGCTTCACGGAAAAGCGAAATCTCAAGGCACTATACGAGATGCGGGACAATCCGAAGCTCGCGACGGTTGCCTATATCGTCGATCTCAACGGCAAGCTGCACAAGGTATGCGATGCGCTCGGATACGGATTTCCCTATGCGACACAGTTCACCAACCCCAATCGCGACACTTACTACGGCGATCCCGGCACGAGCATTCATTTTGCCATGCCGCAGCCGGAGCCCAATGGCCTGTTCATGCCGAATGCAGCCGATGGGACGTGGATCATGTGTCTCAATCCGGAAACGAAAGACGTGCAGCCGGTCTATGTCGAGCCGCGCGTCATCGTGAGCCCGTTCGCGCTGAAAATTGAATAGGAATTCATCATGAGCCGACCATCGAAAGAAGACAATTGCCTCGCCGTGATCGAGGCGGAGATCGCGCTCGCCGAGAAGGAGGTCGAAATGGGGGTCGGCAGTCTCCGCGCTGCCGAGAAGATGCTGCGCAAGCTGAATACGATCCGCACCAATATCATGGTGGCGCCCGCCGCCGAGGCGAAGCCGCGCGCCGCGCGCAACTCGGTCGCCGGCGCGGTGCTGGCCGCGATCATGAACCATACACAGCCGATGTCCCTCGCTTCTCTGGGGGCTGACATCGGGTATAGCCGCTCATCCATCCGCAAGGCTCTGGCGGCGCTCCAGAAGGCCGGCAAGGTCGCCGAGAACGCGCGCGGCGAGTGGGGACTGCGCGCGGCCGATCCTGCTTCGCCGAAGGCTTCGCAGGATGCCCCGGCGAAGGCGGCGGAGTAGGCGATGACCGCGACAATTCCTATTGCTATCCGCATATCCGCGTGCTAGCGTTGCGCCATGATGACCGCCGCCGCCGCCCTGTTCGACTGGCGCAAGCGCGAGAAGCTCTCGCAGCGCGAGGTCGCCGCCGCGCTCGATATCAGCCCGTCGCATCTCAGCGACATCGAGAACGGCCGGCGCAACCTGCCCGATAGCCTGATCGATCGGGTTGGCGCGGCGACGCCGCTCGGCGCGGCGCTGCGCAAGGCACGGGCGGCCGAGTATCGGGCCAAGATCGCGGCATTGAACGGGGGCGGGAGAACATGACCGAGGCATACCCCTTGGCTTGGCCGCGCGCGGTGCCGCGGACGCCTGCCATCAGGCGGAAGGCGGCGAAGTTCACAAAACATGGCCAGGCGCTGACGGTCGCGAGCGCTCTCGATCGGCTGAAAGCCAACGTCGACAATCTACGCGGCAAGAGCGGCGGACATGCCAGCGCTCTCGTCGTGAGCAGCAACATTCCGTTGCGCCGCGACGGCTTTCCGCGCTCGGACTGGAAACCGGAAGATCCAGGCGTCGCCGTTTTTTTTCGCCTCGACGGCAAGGCCTATTGCCTGCCGTGCGACCGCTGGGACCGCGCCCCTGACAATATCTGCGCCGTCGCCTGGCACATCGATGCGATGCGGGCGATCGAGCGCTACGGCGTCGGCACGGTGGAGCAGGCCTTCGAGGGCTTCCTCTATTTGCCGCCGCCGGCATGGTGGGACGATCTCGGTCTGCGCGAACGGCCGCGCTCGATCGACGAGGCCGAAAAGGCATGGCGGAAGATGATGCGGCGTCATCACCCGGACATCGGCGGCGATGTCGATATCGCGGCGCGGGCCAACCAAGCGATTGCGGACGCACGAAAGGATTTCGCGGCATGATCACCGACGCCGAGCGCGAGGCCGAGATACGCGCCTGGATCGGGATGTTACCGATGCTTGGGCCTGAGGACAGCGTGGCCGCGCCGCTGCTGCGCCTTCTCGACGCGGCGCGGGCGGAGATCGCCGAATTGCGTGTCCAGATCGAGGAACTAACGGTTGGTCTCGGCCAGCTTTCCGCTGCCGGCGGGACCGCCTTGGCCCGCGCCGCCGATCTGGAACAGCAACTCGGCGCCGAGAAATCGCATCTCGCCTTGCGCGAGACATGCAGCGCTTGGTGGGAAGCACGCGCCGCCGCGATGGAAGCGGCGCTGCGGAAGTATGGGCGCCATATAGAAGATTGTGACCGCTTTGGGTTGTCGGAGAATAAGTGCATCTGCGGGCTGACGGTAGCCCTCGCCGTGCGCACCGTCCCTGCCAATGAGCCGCCACGATGACCGATGGCGATGTCATCAGGCGGGCAGCAATGATCATGTCGGATTTGCTCTCGTCGACCCTTCTCTATCAGCCGATACGAGAGCGCGACATGCGCCGGGCTTATCTTGATGGGGATGACGGCGGCCTGTACATCTGGGAACGCGAGGCAGTCGATTGGCTCGCTCAGCGACCGAAAGACAACTGCCCCATCAATGATTGGACGGCATCGCTGGTACAGAGATTACGCCCATGACCGCCGAGAGCCCCCTTCGCCAAGCGCTCAGGATCGAGCGCGTCGCAGACGCCATCAAGGAATTCTTCGCCGACACGCCATTGCCGGAAAAGACGCCCGAAGCAATCGGCGCCCAACGATCAGCGCTCGCCGCCGCCGCCATCTCTGCCTACGAGGCCGCGCTGGCGGAGGACGGGTACGCGATCGTGAGGCTGGATCGTCGCAAGCAAGAGCCGCTGAGCTTTGACGCCGTGCGCCGCGGCGACGATCTCTCCGTCGCGCTCGACCGCATCGCCGAGTTGGAAGCCGCGTTGAGAAAGCATGGTGACCACACTTCTAATTGTGACATTCGACAATATCACGACGAGGATTTCATCGCGAAATGTGACTGCGGATGGGGCGCCCTTGCCACCGAGCCGCCCGATGACCGCTGAGCCGCGCACGCCGGCGCAACGCGAGCGCGCCCCGCTTGAAAGGAGGTGGTGCCGCTTGAATCTCCCAATACAACCGAATGTGAGATGATGCGCGAGAGGAGGTGATGCCACATCGACCGCGAAAACCAACAGTTATGCCTTAGACGACGCCCCGTCATCTGACTAGGTGGCGGGGCGCTCTATGACGGTCACCATGCAACGAGGCGTGACTTTAGCCGCCGGGCTAAACGACCGTGAATTTGCCCGGCGCGCGGAACGTGGTAGCATTAGTGGCCCTAGGGAGTTACCACTGAACGAAAGGCGTGCCGGACTCTTGGGATGCCCGATCGAGCATCTCTGGTAGGACGCGAGAGCCCGGATCAAGTCGAGTCGGCGACACGCCTGCCGCGCCGTGCTATTATGCCATCACCGCGGCAGCGTTGGATGGACAGCGCGTCCCCGCCACAGGGGAGCCGGGAAGCGGCGGCAGGCACCTGGACTGCAAGGTCATTCCGAGCCGGTACCAAGCCCGGCCCGCGGCAACTACCGCCGTCTCCCCTTCGGCCCGTACCACATCTCGATGTCGGATGACCATTCACACAGCGGTCGCGGAGACGCGATGTTCCGGCCACGCACCTCCGGCGGACGAGGCCGGGGGTGTAATGTGTGCAGCCACAAGAGGCCGAGCCTGTATTGCCAGCGGAACATCGCGCCTCCGCTGGCGAAGATAGCCGAGAGGGGTTAAGATTTTCCCATGCAGTGGTGCCTCTCTCACCGAGCCGACCCCGCCGCCGCTGGTCTCGCCGATAGGCATTACAATCGACAGAAGATCGGGACCAAGCAATTCGTTCCGCCGGGCCGCTGCCTCGTACTGGTCTCCGAGAATGGGCGCGCGTTTTGGATCACGTCCTGGCCCTTCGCCGAGTACGTCAAGCATCGCTGGGCTGGCGCGTGGGTATGCTCCGCCTTTCGGTCGGAAGACGCTGGACGAGCATCCGACCTCATCCGGGATGCGGTCGCCGCATCGCTGTCATGGTGGGGCGAGCCGCCGACTACTGGCATGGTGACTTTTATCGACCGCGGCCAAGTGCGCCCAACAATTGTTCGCGGTGTCGCAACTTGGGGATGGACATGGCGCAAAGCCGGTTTCTTCCCAGATGGCGAGACGAAAGGCGGCTTGCTCGCCTTCCGGCTACTCCCCGGCGATATGCCGGTGCCTACTCCGGCGATGTGTCGATCAATGCATGGCACGCCGCTGTTCGATTTCAGCGCTTGCGCCACGCCTCGACGAGCCGCAGGATCACGGTTACCGCCGGGGTGAACCAGACGAGGGCGATCAGCCACGCGATCGGCACGTGCTCGTGGATCGCTTCATCGATTAGCAAGGTTTCCATGGGAAAAGTTCTCCTCCAACACGCGGAGGAGTTTAATTTCCGTTCGTTAATCGATCACTCACAAGAAAGTCACAGCGGTAAGGTGGCCGCCGACGTGCGCCAACAAATCCGCCCGTCTCAAGCGCTAACCATATAAGCTTGGCGCGGCGGCTGTGACCGCGATCACTCACTTCCCCGGCAGTGCCCATGAACGACACGCAGGCGGCAGACGACGCGGCGATCGAGGGCGCCCGCAGCTTCCGCGACCGCGCGATCGAGGCCGTCCGCCAGGCCAACGGCGATTTGTTCGTCTCGCCGAATTGCGTCATGGCCGTCGACCACATGATCAGGACGGTGGTTCGGATTCTCCAAGAGATACCGCTGGCGGCGCCTCGCGAATGAGCATGTAGACGGTATTGGCGTAGGCGACGGCTTGATCGTAGAACCTCGCGCCCGAGCCATGCCGCATGGTTGAGAGGCCACCATTGTAGGCCGCGACCGCCGTCCTCTCGTCCTGAAGCTCGGTGATCAGCCATGCGAGATAGGCTGCCCCGGCGTCGAGCGCCAAGGCCGGATTGAACAGCTTCTCCCAATCGACTCCCATGTCGCTGGCGGCTCCCCCGTGCATCTGCATGAGGCCGCGTGCCTTGCCGCCGTCGCCGATCGCGTTTTCGTCAAAATTCGATTCGTGCTGGACGATGGCGCGGAGCAGCTCGGGGCGGATGCCGTGGCGCTCGGCGGCGGCGGCGATCATTGCCTCAAGCTCGGGGGAGGGTGAGGGAGTCGTCATCCGCCGGCCCAGATGATGAGGGTGAGCACCATCGCGAGCACGGCGATTGAAGCCAATGCGCACACCACAATCAGCACGGCATGGAACGCGCCATCCCAGAATCCGCGCATGAAGGCAGCGCGGCGTTGCGGGCAGCGGAGCAGGGCGATCGGGCTCATGGCGCGCCTCAGTTGCGCTTGCGCGCTTCGATGGCGCGCACCGCGGCATTGTGCCAGGGGCTTTTCATGCCGAGTTGCCGCTCGGCCTCAAGAACCTGTTCCGGGCTCATTCTGTCACCAGGTTTTGCCGTTTTCGGCAACACATAGCAACAGCGACCGTCGGGAGTAACAATAGCGATGGGGAAAGTCTTCTTCATGGCAGCGCACGGTGGACAGTGGGTTGCATCGCCTTGGCCTATAGCTTTCGCGCGAAATAATAGCCCAGGCCGCCGACGACCACGAACACCAGGATGATGAGCAGGATCTTGACGATGTCGTCCATGGCTTAGGGCAGCGCCACGACGGCCGGCGGGTTGGCGATCGTCTTGAGCGTGCCGGTCTGCTGGCCGAGCCACGCCAGCGATGACGAGTTCGCCGCGAGCTTTGAGATCGCCTCCGCCGTGCCGCAGCCGGCCTGCACGTACACATTGACCGCGGCCACGGTGGACGCCGCGCCGCCCTTCGCGACCTGGCCGGCGATCTGCCCCGCCGCGAGAGCATCCATGCAGGCGGCTTGGATGGCCCCCACGGCGGCGGCGACATCGGTTTGCGCCGTCTGGACGCCTGAGCCGCTACAGGCCGCCAGCGAGGCCGCCAGTGCGACGGCGAGGTATGGTCTCTTCATGGTGTGGCCCCTCCCCCCTTGGATGCGACCGGCCCGAGCGCGGCGGCGGCCTGCTGGGCGGTCGAGGTCTGCGGCGCCACCGGCGAGGTGACGCCGACGGTGATCGGCTTGCCGGTCGCCGCGCTGTCGACGATGGCGGCCTTGACCTGCCGGCGGTTCACGGCCGACCACACGATCGGAAACGCGGCGATGGCAATGCCGGAGATCAGTTCGTAATTGCCGGAGGTCACCGCGCCATGCGCGACGAGCACGCCGCCGACGACCTTGAGGAGATCGCGCACGAGGCCGAGGTAATCATTCTGGTCCATGGCGAGTCCTACGGCAGCCGCATGGCGCGTTTTAGCGCGTCGATCTCGCGCTGTTGCTCCTGTACGGCCTTGACCAAAACCGCGATGACCGCCTCCTGTCGATAGCTTTTCGGCGTCACCCCGTCGTCGTCGTAGATGGCGAGACGCGGATCGGCGTCGGCGACATTCTCGGCGATAAGGCCGATTTGCCGCCTGGGGAAATTTCGATCCGGATTGGGAATCGCGTCCTCGCGCATATTGAAGGCAACAGGCTCCAGCTTGCCGACGAGATCGACGGCGCGTGATTCAAGCGGCTGAATATTCATCTTGTATCGCCGCGACGAGATGGTGCAAGCCGTCGTCTGCAAGGTCAAAATGTTGCCGGCCGACATGCAGACGAAATCGGCGTTGGTCCCCGTGGTGACACCGGGCAGAGTGATTTGCTGCGCCGAACTGACCGTCAGTCCGACCGTCGTGCCGCCGGTCTGCACGGAAAATCCGCCGGAGGCGTTCGGCGACTGGATCAGAACGCCACCCGTGCCATTGGCGCCCGCCGTCCAGTATGTCGTGCTCGCGGCGAGGCCGCCGGCGGTGGTAAAGCCGGACGATGTATTGCCGATCTCGGCGGTTCCCGGCGTGGCAGAACTGATGAGACTGAGGCGCGATTTCGCCAATGTTCCGGTATTTGTATTGCTTACAGTGTAACCAATCGGCGCATTGGCGGAGCGCGTGGAGACAAGCGCCTGCGTATTCAATGTGACCAAGAGAACACCCGCGCTGTCCATCAGCGTCGGATCGGTGATCGTCGTGCTCTGCGGTACCCCGCTCGGCGTCGATAACTGCTGCGCGGTTACGCCCGCGGCGAGGAGCGCGAAGGCTGCCGCTACCGCCCAGATGGCACGCATTACAGCACCCGCCCATGGACGAAGCCGACCGTGCTCGCCGTCAGGCTTGAGCACGCCGTCGAGCTGATCGCCACCGTGATCCCGACCGAGTACGTCTCGCCCGGCGCCGAGACGAAGCTGAGCGACCGTGACGTGTTGGCGGCGATGTCGACGCACTCGACGAGGTTGCCGCTGGCCGTGCCCGCCGTCGTCGCGCCATTGCTCGGCAGCGCCGTCGCGTTGAACACCATGAGCCAGCATGCCGAGGTGCACTCGGCATAGACATCGAGCAGCGTCCCCGCCGCCGCCTTGAGAACGCAGTTCGATACGGCCGAGCCGCAAACCGCCGGGATCAGCGTCGTGACATAGCACGGCTGCGAGCCGCAGCCATTGGCATTGGCCGGGGAGAAGACGCCAGGCGCGGTGCCGGTGGCATCGCGCGGCTGCGCCATGGCGGAGCCGACGACCAGAGAGAAGGCGAGAGCGAGAAGCCAGCGCGATATCATGGAAACCCCCTCGGTATTACGGCACCGGCATCATGCTGGCCCGCGTATAGTTGAGCGCGAACAAGCCGCCGCCCGCCGTAATATACAGCATCATCGCGTCCCATTGCTTGAGGAGATAGAAATATCCCCGGTTGTAG